TTTACGGTTACGATTGATACGACCTCGGCTGTTTGCGGCGCGTTTGATGCGAGTGGGATAACCAACGCAGCGCGTAAGATGACGCTGACGGGAACTGCTTCTGTTGGTCAGTTGACGGTAAACGGTAATTGGATAAACCCAGCATCCACATATTATGCAATTACTAACTGGACAAGTGCGCAGGTAAATTTTTCTGCGTCAGGAACTATTACCACAAATTCTGTTTCATTTTCCGCCGCTATTAATATAGCTGGTGCTGGTATAACAGTTACATTAGCAGGGACATTCACAAGCGGTTTTCCTGTAACATTAACAAATGGCACTTTTGATACAAGTTCGACAGGAAATTATGCTTTAACTGCTGGTTCTATAACAGTCGCCGCAAATTCTAATACCAGAACATTAGCTCTAAACGCATCTTCAGTTACGTTATCTGGTGCTAGTCCATACACAGACAGTTCTACAGGCGGCTTTACCCTCAACGCCGGAACCTCCACAATTACCTGTTCCAACGGCAGCCCGACATTAGCTGGCAACGGCAAGACGTTTTATAATGTGACGTTTAGTTCCGGCGCATTGGGCACTACAATAATAAGTGGTGCTAATACGTTTACAAATTTAACATTTACTGCTGCTTCAGGTGCTGCACCTAGAAATTTAGTATTTACAGTTAATCAGACTGTTAGCGGAACTCTAACATTAGGCAACCCGTCTGACGCAAGATTTAGAACAAGCGTATATTCATCTAATGTAGGCACACAGATAACTTTAACTGTAGCTACGATGGCTGCGTTTGGTCAGGTTAATTTCAAAGATATTGTTGCTGCGGGAGCATCTGCGCCTTGGTCTGGGACAAATATCGGTAACGGAACGAACAATAGCAACATTAGTTTTGCTACAGCTAAAACAGTTTATCTAAGTGTTTCCGGCGGCGCATCTACGACTTGGGAAGCGGCTAATATTTGGGCGTTATCTTCCACTACCGCAGGAGGATTAACGGCTAATTTTCCATTACCTCAAGATACTGTTTATGTCGATAATAACAGTATGAGTGCTAGCAATACGCTTACTATTACTTACGCTTGGTGGATTGGAACGCTCGATTTTAATACCTACAGAACAAACGCCATTACGCTTGCAACTGGCACAACAAGCCCAGTTATGTATGGAAACTTGACGTTTAATTCAAACCTAACATTATCTGGAACAGGGGCTTGGTTTTTTTCTGGACAAGGTAAAACAGTATTAATTAACTCTTCTGGTGTTGTGTTTACGCAAGGATTAATAATTAACGCCCCAACTGGCACAGTAGCAATTGCTTCAAATACAACGGTTGGCTCAACGCTCACAACAACGCTCACCGCTGGTACCCTAGACCTCACCAACAACGGCGCTGGTAACTATACGTTATCGACGGGGATATTTTCTTCATCAAACGCAAACACTCGTTCAATTACGTTTGGTGCTGGCAATATTACGATTACAGGCACATCAACAGCGGGTAATGCTACTGTATGGGCGTTTGGTCAGACAGCTGCTTTTACTTATACCGGAACTCCGAATGTCTATATTACGGGCAATTCAACCGCAAATACGCGAACGATTAGCCACGGAACATCTGGAGGTAGTGAAAGTTTAGCAGTATCATTTATAGTTACACAGGGTTCTGACACTGTTACTTTTGCTGGTGGCTCTAATGTTAAAAATATTGATTTTTATTATGCTGGCGCGGGGGCATTTACTGGATTTTATTTAAACGCTGCAACAACAACATATGGCAATGTTTTATTTAAATCTGGAATGACTATATCTGCTTCAGCAAGCGTTTTGACATTTGCAGCAGCTACGGCAACTCAAACAATAACAACAGCAGCTTTAACATTAGATTTTCCAATAACATTAGGAACTGGAACATCATCAAATACACTCCAACTCCAAGACAATTTTACAATGGGTTCAACCCGCACATTTGGTCATTTAAGCGGAACATTAGACCTTAATAATAACACAGCAACGATAAACACATTTGGCTCAACTGGCACTGGCACTAGAGCAATATCTTTCGGCACTACCGGCAAGCTGACTATCTCTGGTTCATCTACATCTGCCTTTACCGCTTCTGGGTCAAACCTGACGACTACCGGCACCGGCATCATCACGATGACCGCTGCGACAGCAAAGACCTTTGCAGGCGGTGGTTTTACTTATGCTGCAACATTAAACCAAGGCGGTGCTGGCGCGCTGACGGTAACAGGCAGCAATGGCTTCTCTGGGCTGTCGAACACGACCCAGCCAGCAACGATCACATTTACGGCAGGGACTACCACGACCTTCACGGGAGCTGCAACGCTTGCCGGAACGGCTGGAAACCTTATAACACTTTCAAGCTCAACGCCCGGAACGCGATATACCTTTACTTATCCAGTATCCACGACGACATCTAGCTTAAGCTACACGTCTATTACGGATTGTATTGGTTATGAAAATGCCTATTGGCGGGCATATCAAAGCAATGGCAATGTTAACGGCGGCAATAATCTAGGGTGGATTTTTGTGCCAATGGTATATACTGCTGGAGGCGGTCAGTTCTTTACATAATGCATAGTCTTTGAAGGGGGGACTTATGCTACCGATTGTTGTTTGCACCGTATCCGGTAAGTGCCTGCCTGTATTAGAGGCAAGCGTTAAGGCGTATGCGCCCCAGTCTCAACTTATATCTCATCACGTTGAACGCTCGACTTTTGGCGAGTGTTATAACCACGCAATGGCTCAAGCTTTTAAAGATTACGATGAAATAATCATTGCTAATGATGACGTGGTATTAAATCCAAATACCTATGAGACATTGATAGAAGATGTTGAAATGCTAAAAGACCATCACGGCAAGCTCCTTGGTCTCGTTGCCGCTTGCTCTGATAATGTCAGAAATATACAAAATATTAGATATAATCCCTTAGATAAGTGCATCAGATCTCAGGCCGTATCTCCCTTATTTGCTTGGGTTTCAAAACATGCTTTTGAAGCCGCTCAGTTCCCTAACACAAACTGGTTTTCAGACGATTTAATGTGTGAGGATTTAAACAGGAGGGGATTTGCGAACTACGCCTCTAGGGCGTATGTGCATCATGCAGGATCTCAAACCGTGGGATCAGATATATATCAATTATATCTCGACGCTATAAATTGGATTGAGATTAATAGGCCAGAATATGTGGCCATTTTTAAGAGGTAAATAAAATGAGTTTTATATCTGGAATAGGCTTGCCATCCGTATTGTCTTATAAAATCGACCTTATCGGCATTGAGATAGGACTTAATCGCGGTGAGACGACACAGCACTTATTTAAAAACCTGCCCGGACTTGTCCTGCACGGAATTGATCCATATTTTGCTTATGAAGATTGGGACGGAAATATATTAACTCCAAACGAAAGAAATTGGACATATCAATTCTTTCTCAACAATACATTTTTATACAGAGATAGAATAATACACCACAGAATGCTGTCAGACGATGCCGCACCTATGCTTCCAAATGAGGCATTTGATTTTATCTTCATTGACGGACTTCACACCTACGACCAAGTCTTGAAGGATTGCCAGAACTATTACCCAAAAATCAAAAAAGGCGGCGTTTTTTCTGGCCACGATTACAACGTCATTGAAGGCGTAAATCGCGCCGTTAATGAATTTGCCGCGTCTGTTGGTGCAACTATTTCACAAACAGATAATGACGTCTGGTATTGGATTAAACCTGAATAATTAGGGGATTAAAATGGAGATATTAGAATTAACCGCTACAGAGATTTTGCCAGAGAAAAAGCCTCTAAAAATCTGCGTTTATACGATCACCAAAAATGAAGAGATGTTTATAAAAAGATGGGCATCTTCGGCAAAAGATGCTGACTTACTCTTGATAGCTGATACTGGGAGCACTGACAGAACAGTAGAAATAGCAAAAGAATGTGGTGTTCAGACCCATAATATCTGTATCACGCCTTGGCGCTTTGACCACGCCAGAAACGCCTCTATTGCTCTTATTCCTAGAGATATAGATATTTGTATTTGTTTAGATGCCGATGAGATTATGGAGCCGGGGTGGCGGGAGGAAATTGAGCGCGTATGGACACCGGGGACAACGCATCTTCGTTATAAATTTGATTGGAGTTGCGGCATAGTTTTTTACTCAGAAAAAATCCACGCCCGCCACGGCTATTACTGGCACCATCCCTGCCACGAGCACATAAGGGCAGACCTCCGCATACAGGAGGTGTGGGCGCACACAGACTTTATGCTCATAACGCATCATCCTGACCCAAGTAAAAGTAGGGGTCATTATATGGAAACCTTGGAGCTATCAGTAAAAGAAGATCCTCACTGCCCAAGAAATGCATTTTATTATGCTCGTGAGCTCTATTTTTATGGTCGCCATCAGGATGCAATTGATGCTCTTGATCGTTACCTAAAAATGCCAGAAGCAACGTGGGTCAATGACAGATGCTATGCGATGCGGATTATGGGAGAGTGCTATCAGGCTCTTAATAACCATTATTCGGCAGAGGCCTGTTTCCACAGAGCCGCGGCAGAAGCTCCTCATACAAGAGAACCGTGGGTTTCATTAGCCAGATTATATTATGACCAAAATAAATGGCCTGAAAGTTATGGGGCCGCAATGCGGGCTCTAAGTATTACCCATAGAGAGCTGGTTTATACGACAGAAGAGGCTTCTTGGGGGTATTTGCCGCACGACTTTGCCGCTATTGCCGCGTGGAATATGGGTTTAAAGGAAATAGCTGCAGAACAGGGCCGCTTGGCGTTGGAATTAGCCCCTGAAGATGATAGACTGAAAGAGAACCTGTCTTGGTATTTAGGCGAAAAAGGCGAGTAAAATGGAACCGCAAACGATCATTAATCTTGTCGCGGGCTCAGTTTTAATGGTTGTAGGCTGGTTAGCCAGAGAATTATGGGTTGCAGTTAAAGAATTAAGGGCCGACCTTCACCGCATAGAGATAGAAATGCCGACAAATTACATTAGGCGGGACGAGTTTTCTGAAGGCATGAAAGAGATAAAAGAGATGCTGCGGCAGATCTTTGATAAAATGGACGGAAAAGCAGACAAACCTTGGGGGGGCAAATGACTTGGCCATTACAATCACAGTGCGATAGCTACTACGGCAACCCTCGCGGGCGCAACGGCAATGCCTCGGCACAATGGGAAAAGGCGAACCTGACAAGGATTTCCCCTCCTTTCAAAATGTATTTTGCTGGCAAGCCTGTAACGTCAATTTCTATCAATAAGAAATGCGCCGACAGCCTGTCTCGCGTATTCGCGGCTATCTGGGAAGCAGCAGGAAAAGACCAAAAGACAATCGACAACTGGGGCGTTTCTGTCTTTTCTGGGTCATACAACTATCGTGTTATGCGTGGGGGCGCTGTTTTGAGTATGCACGCCTATGGCTGTGCAATTGATCTAGATGCTCCCAGAAATTTCTTTCACGACCAAGATCCCCACTTTGCCCACGTCCCACAAGTCGTAAAAGCCTTCAAGGATGAGGGTTGGGTTTGGGGTGGAGATTGGTCGGGGCGAAGTAAGGACGGGATGCATTTCAAGCAGCCCGTGTAGGTTAGTCCTACAGCTACACGGGCCAAAGGTAGGAAAATCAATACCAACGGGCAGTAAGCCCGTTGCGTATCCTTAAAACTCTTGTGATGCTTACGTTGTATTTTTCTGCAACTTGTTTCAGTGATCCTTCTTCTTTTTTTATAGAATTAAATTCTTTCTCAGATATTTTTCTTCCGACCCTTGAGTGTTTATTTTTTCCTAATTCTCTTGAATTGTGAATTTGATTTGTTCTTCTATCGCACCATTCTAGATTATCGACATTATTATTATGCTTATTCCCATCCTTATGATTTACTTCTGGAAGTTTATTAGGATTAGGGATAAAATGTGTTGCCACAAGAATGTGGACATAAAAGTTTATTTTGTTTAGTCTAAGTTGCAAATAGCCTCCGGAATGAGGCTGAGGCGATCTCATGCTTGGCGGAGCGTATCTTTTGGTTTTTCCAAATTTTCTCCATCCACCAATAAATCTGACTTCGCCAGAAGTAGATACTTCATATGAAGTATGATCAGATATTTCTTTCCAGATTGTCATGCGGAGCTCCTATTGCTGCAATGCATACCATCTGTAGTTAAGAATATCAATAACTAAGAGGAGAGAATGATGGGTAGCCTTATTCAAACATACTTTGTAGCAAACTGGAAAACGACTGCGTCTGGCGTTCTGTTGGGCCTCCTTGTTGTTCTGAACTACTTTGGCATCAACATACCCGGCGTTGTTATTCCGTCAGACGTCGGCTCTCAGATTGCTATGGTCCTTGCGGCCATTGGCCTTACCTCGGCTAAAGACGCCTCAACGGTCGGCGTCCCCGGTAAATGAGTGCCGCGTTAATAGCCGCAATTGTAAGCCTCCTTGGCGGCTTTATGTCTGCGGTTGTTAACTTTTTTAACTGGCTGCACGAGCAACAGCTTGTGCAGTCAGGTATTGCACAGGCTCAATTAGAAAGCATGAAGGCGCAAGCCAATGAAGCTCAACTTGCTATCGCTGCCCGCGAAGCTGTTCGCGCTGATGTTGCCTCTAAGCCTGACAGCGTGCCAGTCAACGACCCTTTCCTCAGAGACTAGCCACGTTTCTTTCTGCGAGGCGGCTCGTGCTATATACTATTCGAGGCACGACACGGCCCCCACTAGGGCCCAGATACGCGAGCACAATGCGGTAGGCGTGGCTCTAAAGTGTGGGTGGATTAAGAAATGACGACGGGGTTAAGCTTTAACGGAAGTGACGCGGGGACGTCTAGCTACGTCGCACAAATATCGACGATGGCGGTTGTCGACCCCCTGGACGATGCTTTTGTTACGATCCTGCCTCAAATGATCACATATGCAGAAAACCGCATATATCGCGATCTAGATTTTCTCTTCACGTCTCTGTCCACTACTTCTTATTCATTAACAACCGGAAGTCGACAGCTAGATATATACATTTCTCCGACAATGACGCCTGGCCCGTTTGTCGTCCCAGAGCAAATAAACCTCATCACGCCTGCCGGACAAACGAACCCAGATCTTGGGACACGCGTCCCGCTTTTGCCGACGACAAAAGAGTTTCTTGACGCCGTTTACGGTAACTCGACAGCAACGGGACAGCCAAAATATTGGTGTCCCTTTGACGACTACACGTTCTTAGTTGGTCCTTATCCAGACAACTCTTATACGGTAGAGTTCGTTGGAACGTATCGACCTCAAAGCCTTGGCCCTAGTGCGTCCGGGGATCCTAATTATCCAGGCTATCCAAATGCGGCATACACAACGACGAACACATTCATTAGCCTGTATTTGCCTGATCTATTTATCATGGCAAGCATGATCTACATTTCTGCTTATCAGCGTAATTTCTCAAGTGCTATGGGCAATGATCCACAAATGCCTGTGACCTATGAGACACAGTATCAAGCACTCTTAAAGAGCGCTCTTGAAGAAGAGGCGCGCAAAAAGATGGAAGCTGCTGCGTGGTCTTCACAGGGCGCTTCAAGATTTGCTACCCCAACTCGCGGTTAATATTATGCAATTTAAAAAATGCAACAAATGCGGCAAAACAAAAACAATTGATATGTTTTCTATTAAGAAAGCATCAAAGGATGGCCGCATGAGTATTTGTAAAGATTGCGATGCAGCCAAAGCCAGAAAATGGCACGCAAACAATCAAGAAAAATCAAGGGCTAGGGCAAAAAAATACCGCGAAGAAAATAGAGAGCATGTTCTTCAAAAAGATAGAGATAGATATTACAACGACAAAGAAAATATTTTGAAACAAAGAGAAGAACATTATGAAAACAATAGAGAGATGATAATAGAGCGTGTCGGAAAATATCAGCGTGAAAATAGGGAGGTTAATAGAAAAGCACGCAAAAAACATTATCAAAATAACAAAACGGATTATATGGCTAGAAGCGCAACGCGCAGAGCAGCAAAACTTAATGCGACACCAGAATGGCTTAACGAAATTCATCATATTCAAATACAATGGTATTATGCTGCCGCGAAAATGATGTCAGAAACAACTGGCGTTCTTCATCATGTTGATCATATCCACCCCATACAGGGTAACGGATTTACTGGTCTTCATGTTCCTTGGAATTTAAGAGTGATTAAGGCAGAAGAAAATCTTAGTAAGGGAAATAAAATACCAGCGGAACTTTTGCATTTAATGTGGGAGGCCGCTTAATGCCGCATCAAACACTCAAGCTTATCCCTGGCGTCGATCAAAACCGCACAACGACGTTCAACGAGGCGGCGATATCTCAAACAAACCTCATACGGTTCGTCCCCGATCGCCAGGGCGTCGCGCTTGTCCAAAAGCTTGGCGGATGGACAAAGTTCTTCGCGAACTCCGTCGGAGACATTGTCCGCGCATTGTGGGCATGGGAAGACACGAACGCCAATACTTATCTAGGTCTTGGGCAGCAAAGCACGTCAGTAAATGGTAATGGGCTTTCTGTTATATTTAGCGGGAATAGGCAAGTAATTACGCCCAGGACGGATACATTAAATTATGCATTTGACGCAAGTAATGGAATAACGACACCTGCAGGATCAAGCACAATAACTATTTACGCAGTTGGCTCTAATGTCAGTGCGTATGACACCGTATACATAAAAACTCAAATAGCAGTAGACGGACTGGTGTTGTTTGGCACATACCAGTGTTTGTTTTTAGGTGTTGATCAGTTTCAAATTGTTGCAAAAGATGCGCTGGGGAACCCATTAGCGGCGACGTCAACAATAACGTCTCCAAGCGGCGCTGTCCCCGTCTTTTCTTTCTTTTCTTTTACAAGCAATCAAGCTCAAGTAAGTGTTGTATTAAATAATCACGGCTATTCAGTTGGAAGCACATTTCCAATTGTTATAAGCGGGACTTACGGGTCAGTAACATTATACGGAAACTACACAGTAAATTCAGTTAGTGACGCAAATACTTTTACGTTTATCGCCGGATCTACCGCGACAACCGCCTCTATTGTAAGCGCCAGTGTTACGTCTGGAACTGCTACCGTAATATTCAGTGGAACTTATACTTTTCACGTCGGGGATATAGTAACAGTATCGGGCACGACGACATATGACGGAACGTATACGGTAACTGCGGCGACATCTAGCAGCGTATCGTTTGCGCACGGCGCGGCGGCATCAATTGGCGCTGTAGGGACCGTGTTAAATAGCTCTGCATCTTTAAATGCAGGCAAGGCTCAATATCAATTTTATAGAACTCCGGCACCTCTTCCAACAGGCATAGGATACGGCGTCGGCGGATACGGAGCTGGCGGCTACGGCACTGGCGTTCTTCCTCCGGCGATTATTCAAGGGTCGCCAATTACTGTGAATGATTGGACGCTCGACAATTGGGGACAAATATTTGTTTCGTGTCCAGTAGGTGGCGGAATTTATACATGGCAACCAAATACTGGTGCCGTTGTCGCGTCTGTCATTGCAAATGCACCAATAGTAAATGACGGCATGTTTGTCGCAATGCCTCAACGCCAAGTTATTGCGTGGGGGTCAACATTTACCGGCATACAAGATCCGCTACTAATTAATTGGTCTGACGTTAATGATTTTACTTCCTGGATACCACAGATAACAAATCAGGCCGGCTCTTATCGTCTCCCGCGTGGGTCAAAAATTGTTGGGTGCATTCAGGGTCCGCAACAGGGACTTGTTTGGACAGACCTTGCAATTTGGGCAATGCAATACTCTGGTCCGCCATACGTCTACCAGTTTAACGAAATTGGCACTGGCTGCGGACTTATCTCGCGCAAAGCCGCCACATCAATGAATGGCGTCGTTTATTGGATGGGGCAAAGCCAGTTCTTCAAACTCGGCAATAATGGCGTAGAGATAATTAGATGCCCGATATGGGACGTTATTTTCCAGGACCTTGATCTAAATAATGTCGATAAAATTAGAATTGCCGCCAATTCACAGTTTGGTGAAATATCCTGGTATTACCCAACAACAACAGACGGTGGCGAAGTATCTAAATACGTCAAATATAATGTCACGCTTGATCAGTGGGACTTTGGAACTCTAACGAGAACGGCGTGGATTAATCAATCCGTTCTTGGTCCGCCAATTGGTGCAGGAATATCGTCTCAAAACTATTACGTTTATCAGCACGAAACATCCCCAGACGCTGACGGGGCAGTAATGCAGTCGTTCTTCCAGACTGGATATTTTGCAATGTCTGACGCTGAAGTTAAGGTCTTTGTTGATCAGGTTTGGCCTGACATGAAGTGGGGATACTATGGTCAGTCGCAGACTGCTCACGTAGAGTTATCCTTTTATACTGCCGATTACCCAACAGATACGCCAAAGGTTTATGGTCCTTATGACTTAAGCACTGCGACGACATACATAACTCCGCGTTTTCGTGCACGTCTAATGGCATTAAGAATAGACAGCTCTCCTACTGAAATCGGGACTTTCTGGCGTCTTGGTGCTATACGTTACCGCTATGAACAAGATGGGAAATTCTAGTGGCAACGCTCGACGACACCCTCACAACACAAAAGAATGGCGTCATTGCCATCAACAACCTTAATCAAACGCTGACCACGTTTCAGAAAAACTACGCCTATGCAGTCGGGCAATATACTTCTGATGGCATATCAGCGACTGGGGCAATCATATCTTTATCAGCTGGAAGACTTGTAAGTATTAACACAATTGTTGCCGGCACTGGGGCGAGCGTGTTTTATGATTACCGCACTTATCCGACGATATCCGCCGCAAGCAGTTCAGGAACAGCGACAATTGGATACAGCGGCGGTTCCACAACTACTCCTACATTTGCAGCAACAGACACGGTGATTATATCAGGCGTTGTCCCTACAGGATTTAACACTACTCCCGGATCTACTACGTCTGTCTCCGCTTCTCCCGCGCCAACGACAACTGCCTTTTCTTTCACAAATAGCACGTCTGGCACTCAGACTGTTGCCGGCACTGTGTTTAATTTGAATACGGCAAATAAAATAGCGGCGGCCCCTACAACAATTGGCACGTATCAAATTGGCGCTCAATTCTCATACGGTCTTTACGTCGTTATCGGGACTGGACAGACAATCTCCATCACTTACTCGCTTGGTTGAGGTGACACATGCCGTTACTTAAAGGATCAAGCCAGAAAACAATCAGCAAAAATATTTCTGAGATGGTCAAGGCAGGCCATCCCCAGAAACAAGCAGTAGCCGCCGCGCTTAATCAGTCTCGCCAAAGACGTGCTATGGGCGGAGAAATATCAAATAAGATCCACGTCGGCCCCATACACAGTCCGGTAGCCGGTCGCACGGACCATTTGCCAGTAAATGTTCACTCTGGGTCTTACGTCATCCCCGCGGACATTATCTCCGCAATGGGTGAAGGCAACACAATGGCGGGGTTTCGTATCGCCAATGACGTGTTTGGGACGCAGCATGTTGGCGAAGAGCCGCCAGTAGAAGTTATCGTGGCAGGGGGCGAGTATGTTATTACGCCTTTTAATGTCTCTCGTATTGGCGGTGGGGATATTGATAGAGGCCATCACACACTTGATGACTTCGTTACAGATTACCGCGCAAAAACTGTTCAGACACTGAAAAAACTTCCAGGGCCAAAACGCGACTAAGGGGGAACGATGCCGCGAAAACCTATAGAAGAGGTAAAGATAAGAGTTGGCGTGCCGCAAGATGTCGACGGCGTCATGGAATTGGCGCTTATGGTGTGCAAGGAAAACGGAATTTTTAAGCCAAATGTCGATAAGATTTTGTGGGATATTTGGATGTCGCTGCACCAAGACCACGGCCTAGTTGGCGTCATTGGAAATCCTGGGGAGATGGTTGAGGGCTTCGTTTTGCTACGCGTGGGCAATATGTGGTATTCTGACGCTCCGATAATAGAAGAAAAGACAGTTTTTGTTCATCCAAAGCACAGGGGTGCAAGCGGCGGCAGGGCAAGAAAGCTTTGCGAATTTAGCAAGCAAGTGGCGGATGAGCTTGGAATGCCTCTCATTATTGGCGTGCTATCAACACACCGGACTGAGAGCAAGGTTAAGCTTTATGAGAGAGTATTTGGCGCTCCTGCTGGTGCTTTCTTCTTATACGGCGTAAAAACTGGGGACTGGCAGACACCAGTTATAGAAGCCCAGCAATAAGCGGAGAAAATGCATGTGCGGCAAGGGTAGCCAAAGTGGTGGAGGCCAAGGGGCTCTTGGATGGGGCGGATTAGCCCCCGCGCAGCAGGCCACTACAACGGCATCTCCGCAGGCGCTTGGCTGGTATAATCAGGCAATGGGCATGGCGCAGAATGCCGTTGCCCAGCCATACCAGCAGTTTGGCACTACGCCAGAACAATTTGTCGCGCAGTTAAATCCTACCCAAACCGGCGCTATTCAAAATATTACGAATACGCAAGGCATGGCGCAGCCGTATTACAATATGGCCACTGGCGCGACAATGAATGCCTTGAACCCTGCCTACAATACGGTTGGGAACTACATGAACCCTTACATGAACCAGGTTGTCAGCCCGGTTCAGCAGGCAGTTCAACAGCAGCAAGGTCAGCAATTAGCTCAACAGCAACAACAAGCAATACAAGGCGGCGCTTTTGGCGGACAGCGTGACGCCCTTACACGTGCGACGCTTATGGGTCAGCAAAACCTTGGATTAGGCCAAGCATTGAGCCCACTGTATCAGACAGGATACGGCCAGGCCCTTCAGGCTGCTCAGAACCAACAGCAATATGGCCTTCAAGGCGCGCAGCAGCTTGGCAACATCGGGACTGCCGCGCAGCAGGCGGCGCTTGGTCAAGCTCAAGCACAATTGGGGGCAGGCACTCTTGGCCAGCAAACGCAGCAAGCTGGCATCAACGCCCTCTACAATCAGTTCCAGCAGCAGCAAATGTGGCCATACATGCAGGCGCAGTTTCTTGGCGGACTTGCCGGCGGCCTTGGCCCGCTTACTGGTCAACAGACGTATCAAGCTCAAGCTCAAAATCCATTTGGCATGTTCCTGGCTCGTGGCGGTCGCGCCAAAGGCAAGGAGCGTATGGGCGGCGCTGTAATCGATCTAACGCCAGGTAAAGATTATTACCGCGGCGGAGTTGTCGGTCGTAAGGGATACAATCTCACTGGTGCCGTAGACACGGATCCTGCCGCGTTAGCCCAAGAACAAGCCAAAATGTATGAGGACATGGACAAGGCTGAGAAGGCTCAAGCGATGCCTACCGGCCAGATCCAAGGGTCTCATGGTTTAACGCCAGGCGGCCTTGGAGGCGGGAGCGGCGCTAAACAAGGAACGTCTCTTTCTGGTTTATTAGGATTAGCAGATCAGGCCACCAAGCTTGGTAAAGACCTTGGCATTGGTAGTTTGTTTAGTGGATTAGGCTCTGCGTCTGCACCGACAACCGCTCCTGCATATGGTGTTGTGGGGGCGGCTGGAAATATGGCTGTCCCAACTATTGGAACAGCGGCAGACGCCGCAGGTTCTGGTGGGATATTAAGTTTTCTTTCATCGTTACTTCCTTTTGCTCTAAAGGACGGCGGTCGTGTCGGCTATTACGATGGCGGATTAGTTGGCCGCCGTGGGTATGAAGGCGAAGGTTTTGTTAAGCCATCAGACGACGATTTCGAGCGAAATGTAGAGCAGACATTTAAGTTTGAAGGCGGACTGAACCCAAGCGACACGAACAAAACTCCGTCTATGTATGGCATCAATCAAGCCGCGCATCCGGGTATTGATGTTAGAAACCTCACCCGCGATCAAGCAAAAGACATCTACCGCAAAGAATACTGGCAAGGCATTAATGCCGATCAGCTTCCTGAAGGCGTTCGCGGCATGGCCTACGACACTGCAGTCATGGCTGGTCCGGGACGTGCGCGTCAGTTCCTAAAGCAATCAGGCAACGATCCTGAAAAGTTCATGGCGGCACGCGAGGCGTTTCTTAATAATTTAGTTGCTCGCGATCCTGAAAAATACGGAAAATACGAAAAAGCTTGGGCAAATAGAAATGAAGCACTACGCGGCGGTGTCGGAGACGCTCTTTCTAACTTGCCGCCAAATGCAAGAAGCTATTACGCTCAGGCAAATCTTCCTGAAGAAGGGTCGACAGTAAATCTTTCAGGAGGTGTTAAGCCATCTGAAGAAGGATTTGGCCTTAACCGTCAAACAGTGGTGCCGTTGCTTTCAGGTCTTGGCGCTGCACTTGAGGGGATGGTTTCGTCTCCGACCACAAGCCTTGGCGGCGCAATGCTGAGAGGCGCGGGTGCGGGTCTTGGCGCTGGCGCTAAGTCTTACATGGATGTCGGAAAACAGATCCCAGAGATTGAGAAACTCAAGGCTGAAGTTCCAAAACTTGCCGCTGAAACTAAAGAGCGCGAGAACCTCGCGGCACGCGCTGCGGCAGAGACAAAAGAAAAACTTTCTACTCTCTACGAGAAGCAGTGGGTGCCGAATGTTGGCTGGATGGTCTACGACAAGACGCAGCCATACAAGACGCCTGTTCAGATTTCTGACGCTGATGGTAATCCAACTAAAAACGTCGACGTTAATAAAATACCAACACGCGGCGGTGGTGAAAGAATTGAAGATATTGGCAAGAAGTCTCTTCAAGAAAAGGTTCAAGGAAAAGAGCGTAAAGTTGGTGACGCCATTGACTGGCAGCCGACGCTTGCCGCACCAAAAGACACAAAGATCCCTGGCGCTCTTAACATTGCAATGAGCGGCGATCTTCCTAAGCAGCAAGAAGCGGCTAAGAAAGAAGTAGAAGGGCTTCGCACAACATCGAAGGCAGCATTTGATCAGCTCTACCGTCTCGACGAAATGGAGCATCAATTTGATCAATTGCCTAAAGAGGCAAACTTCTTAGAGCCAGGCCCTGCATCTCAAGCAAGAACAGACCTTGCCAAGACTGCAAATGAAATAACGACAATGCTTGGCGGCCAGCCTTTGTTTGATCCAAACAATGTTGCGGCGGCAGAAGCCTTGTCAAAAGACACCACGCGTCTTGGCTTTGATGTCGCCAGATCTCTTGGCCACGAGCCAGGCTTCATTGTGCAGAGCGCGGTAAAAGCAAATCCTGGCATGGAAAATAGTCCAATTGCATATAAGCGTATTAGCTCAGGCTTACGCGAGGCTGCAAAGTATCAGCAAGACCGACTTGCGTTTATGGAAGACTATGCGGCGCGCTTTGGAACGCTTACCGGCGCTGACGCAACATTCAGAAAATTTAATCCTCCAGAGAGATACGTTAATCGCGCCATCCTTGAAGCAATCGACAAGGACGACATGGGTTACTTGAAGTCTTTAACAAAAGACCAAGTAAAATCCAGTAAAGGCGAAATTGATAAAATGTATGGTAAAGGCGTCGCGACGATCCTCCTTGGAGAAAAGTAATGGCAGAGGAAGAGAAGAAGGATTTTGTCTTTTCTCCGCCAAGCTTGCGGAGAAAGGAAGCCCCAACCCCTGCATTTGTTGAGGCAGAAAGAAGCGCGACCTCTACGCCTGAATTTAAGTTCAACCCGCCATCGGCGCGTAAGCCAACGCCACCAGGATTTGGTGAAGACATTGGCAAAGGGTTTGTATCTGGGGCCGCCAAGGGCGCAGTCGGCATCCCCGGAATGCCTGGGTCTTTGGCTCAGCTGTATGATATTGCCGGCGAGTATGGCACGCGCAAACTAGCTGAGGGCGCTGAGGCTCTTGGCCTTATACCGCCAACAAAAGCAGGCCAGCCGCAAACTGCCGAGCAGTTTATGGAAGCCGGCAAGAAACTTGGCCAGGAGTTCTACAAGCCGTCTGAGCGCGAGCTCGCCGGTGAAGTAACAACGATCGGTGGCCTTCCAGTCCCGACAGCTCACGGCATGCAGCAAGCAGCAATTCGCGCCGGCATGCCTGAATATCACCCACAAACACTTCCGGGACGTGTCGCAGAAGCAACAGGCGAGCTTACTGGCGGCTCTTTGGCTGGACCTGGAGGTATTGGCACCAGACTAGCCGCAGGCGCACTGGGCGGCCTTGGTTCAGGGATTGCAGGCGAACTAACGCATGGCACAAAGTATGAGATGCCTGCCCGCCTTCTTGGCGCGCTTCCTGGCGCCGCAGGCGCGGCAGGAATTTCTAAACTTCTTGAGGCACGGGCGGCCCCCGCTGTTGCGGAGCGCGCTAGTAAAATTGCGGGACAAGTCGCACGCGAAGCTTTTGCTGAGCCTGAAAAGGCGGCGTCACGCCTAGAGACTGAGTTAACGCTACAAGGCCAGCCAGGTCGTTACGTCGAAGAAGTGCAGCCAACAACTGCGCAAGTCCTTGGCGGCGGCGAGGCAAAGGCGCTTGAGACCAGGCTGGAAGGCATGGGACGCAAGGAAGGCGAGGAGGATATTGCGCGACGCAAGGCGCAAGAGGCCAGATCGCTTGAGGCGACAACTGCCGCGGCTCCTCGTGTTCCTGGTGAAGTCGGAACGAACATTAAGCCAGTTGACATGGAGACCGCCGCCGGTCTTCCTCCGTCCTTAAACCCACAAGGCGACGCGGCAATACAGGTTAAGAATGTTGTGTCCGCCCTGGAGAAGCAAAAAGCAGAAGCAGAGAAGACCGCGTGGGCGCATCCCGGACTTCAGTCTGCCGCGATCTACAAGACAAAAACGATGAATGAGCTCGCCGACTTCATCAATTCAATGTCGCCATCAAAGCGCAAAGCTCTCGACGCTGACGCCATGTCTGTTGTTGAAGCTCTTAGCCAGACTGAAGGCAAGAACATTCCTCTCTTGCACTTCCAAGATCTTCGCTCGCAAATCCTTTCTGCGGCGCGCAGCGCTGGCGAGAAGGGTGATTATTTTACGCAGCACGCGAATAACGAAGTGGCAGCAAAGCTTGCCGAAATGCTCAACAACGAGAAGAATATTCTCTTTGGTGACAAGACGGGCGCTCAGCGTAATGCGTGGAACACGGCCCGCGCTACTACAAAAGACTACCACGATACATTTGGTCCAAAATTCCTGTCGGAACTTGTGGCTGATATGCAAGGCGGCGGCGAGCGTATCGCGGGTGAAGCTGTCTTTGACAAAATGTTTTCAGGGCCAAATGCCGCACAAAACTTGCGCATGGTCCGCGAGCTCCCTGGCGTTAACATTGACGAGCCAACAACCAATTGGGTTATTGGCAAGTTAACGAAAAACGGCACGAACTTTAATGTGACGCCTAAAGACGTCCAGAC